GGGGGAAGATTCAAAGGTTCTTCAACCTTTTCTTCAACCTTTTCTTCAACCTTTTCTTCAACCTTTTCTTCAACCTTTTCTTCAACCTTTTCTTCAACTTCTTCAACTTCTTCAACTTTCATTTCAACCTTTTCTTCAACCTTTTCTTCAACTTCTTCAACTTTCATTTCAACAGATGAAACATTTGTTTGTTCTAAAAGATTTATTTTCTCATTTAATCTTTTTATTTCTGCTTTTCTTTTAAGAAGTTCATCATTTATATTTTTAATTTCCTGATCTTGACCTCTTATCATGTCAAACTTCCCTTCTTCTTTTTTATTAATCTGAAGTTCTTTTATCATATTTTCATAATCATATATAGTTTTATCTTTACAAGTCATGATTTTATCTTTTTCAGATAATTCATGACTAAAACGAAGATTTAATTGGTTAAGTCTTTCAACTTCTTCAGAAAATAATTTATTTTCCTGCGAATGTTTATTTTCTAATTCTTGATATTCATTTAAAATTGCGTTTATTTTATCATTAATAACACCCTTACAATCAAGAATTTCCATTTATTATTTAATTAACTATTTAATTATTTATTATTTTAAATATTTTTTTTTTCAATAATAAGTATATAGGATGTTCAAAAAAAACCATTGTTCACCTTCATCTGATGTCGAAGGATCATGCTTATCAAAAGAATTATTAGTTAGAATCGGGTCAATCATAAATAATATTGAAAAATGTGGTAAGATAGATTGTTCACAGAAACCAAATAAACTTCAGAAATATATTAGTCAAGAAATACAAAAAATATCTAAATGTAAAGATGAAGCATGCTGGCAAACAATAACTGATATTATGGGAAAATTATCTTCAGATGAAAAAGATGAATTTAAATTTAGTTTTAAACCTTTTATGCCAGATGAATGGAAGAGTAAACCGAATAAATGGTTAAATACATTGGACATCGACAATGTTCTTGATCAGTATGAGGATGAATATGAAACATTTAAATATTTTGGAGCGATCCCCATTGATTTTGATAAAGAAAAATTAGATGGTTCCTGTGCTGTAAATGATATGTGTAAAATTAATATGGAGGCACTATTAAATGAGGGTTATGAATCTTGTGGAGCAATATTTAATACCGATGATAGTGATGGTCCAGGTGAACATTGGTTTTCCGTATACGTGGACTTTAAGGGTGTGAACCGGAAAAAGAAACCAAGTATTTATTTCTTTGATTCTGTTGGTTCTTCTGCACCAGATGAAATTAAAGAATTAGTTGATGATTTAATTAGTCAAAGCAAATATCTAGTTAGCAAGAAAGATAAAAGGATTCCCAAGGAGTTGGATGTTCTATTCAATGATATTCAGCATCAACATGGGAATACTGAATGTGGGGTCTATAGTATTCATTTTTTAACCGAAATGTTAAAGGGTAAAAATTTTAAAAGATATATTAAGAAGAAAAATCATGACAAAGAAATGGAAAAATTTAGAAAAAAATTCTTCATTGAAAAATAATTATTTAATATTCTTTTTAAAAAAATATATATATATTACTATAATAGAAAATGGATGAAATTGATATGCAGTCAGTTCTTTTAATATTTTTAGTAATGTTAGTTATGGTTATCATGTATTTTGTTTATAGCGAAAATAGTAAGTCAGCAGTTATCTCACAAAAGATTTCCAACCTAAAGATGGATTGTCCATCTTGTCCTGATGTAGCTTGTCCAGAAACCATATGTCCTGAAAGTAGAAACTGTCCTAAATGCCCCACTTGCCCGAAACAATCTTGCCCGACTTGTCCACAAGTAGCATGTCCGACTTGCTCGGATACTGATTATCCAACTGTTGATGAAATTATTAGTGGTATATTTCCTGGGAGAGATCCGAGTATCCGTTTCGGAGGAAATTACTTTCCAGTAGATTCAATAACTGAATCATGCCCTACACCTGGAATGCCCTACAATAATACTCCTCCAATGGGAAGTAACTTAATGGATATTTCACCATCAGCCGACAATACCTTACCAGGTAATGTATCTTCTGCGATGCCACCTGCGATGCCTTCTGCGATGCCACCTGCGATGCCACCTGCGATGCCACCTGCGATGCCACCTGCGATGCCACCTGCGATGCCTTCTGCGATGCCACCTGCGATGCCACCTGCGATGCCACCTGCGATGCCTTCTGCGATGCCACCCGCTATGCCCGCAGATATGGCTCAAGCGGACTCATAATAAGTTTTTTTAAAAAATATTTTTATATAGCTATTATTCATAATGTCTTTACTGAACAGGGTTGAAATAAAAATAATAGTGGGGTTATTTTTATTCGTAATATTATTCTATAAGATAGTAACTATGAAAAAAAATGAAGATATAAGAAGAAAAGAATTAAGAATGAAATATTATTTATAATTAAAACCGTATTGAGTTGTTTTTATCATTTCAAAAGTAAGAAAAATATATTTCCCGTTTAAATAATATTTTTTAAAAAAACTTTTTATTTAATTAATATGTCTTTGTATGAACAATATTATTCCAAAACAAATAAAGATTATATCTTTAGTATGCTTCAAAAAATAATAAATGATGAACATGAAATAGATATTAGTGGTAATTTTGTAGTTAAAGATTATTATGATTCACAAATTGATAAAGTTTTCAAGAATAATAACGTAGATAATATTTCTGATTTAAATAGAATTTTATTAGATACATGTATTACCTATTTTACTGAAAATTTTATTAGTTCTGTTTCCCAGAAACAGAATATCAACGATGAATATACAACGATTATCAATGCCAGAAGTAATACAGAGTCAAGTAGTATCGATGAAAAATCCAGTCTTCTGACATATTCTCCGATGATTCCTGAAGAGAATCAATTGATAGAAAAAGAACAGATAGAGCCGATAGAGGAAAAACAATATGAACCTTTTTCATTCAACTCAATTAAGAGAACAAATCTACAGAGTTCCCGATATAATTATAAAATTAAGAATGATAAAGAAAATCAAATTAATCATTTATCAAAATTATTTATTCCGATTGAGAATAATCATATCTTTAGTATGCCTCTTTTAAAAGTCAAACTACCTGATTTTAAAAAAGAAATTTTATTGGAAAGAAAAGAAAAAGTCGAGCATCATAAAAGAATATATGGTATATATGAACCCATTGAAAAGATATTGTTGCCTCCAATAGAGGTGGAAAAAATAAGGGTGAAAATTACTGATATAAGTGATGTTGAATACACACATAATGATATTTTATCCGTAAATATTGTTGAAATTAAACATAATTATCTTATTTTTACTTGTTCCAATATTTATAAAAATGATTATAGTCCTGGAGATTTTATTAAAATGATCAATCATAGAAAACATAATTTGGATGAATTATTTGTTTATCCATTAAAAATAAAAAGAATAAAAGATAATATTATTGTTTGTGAAACAAATGATTATTGTGAATATGAAAATAAGATCCTGACAAATATTGATATGAAATTAATAAATATAAGTAATCAGAATATTATTTATTTTAACTTATGAAATTAATAAATATAAGTAATCACTCACTTTTAATAAAGATTTTTTTGTTTCTAACATAAATAGGTTTCATGAATTTTTCAGAATAATTATTTTCTTTGAATTTTTCATATTCATATAATTTTAGAACCTTTGATTCCGTTTTTGGTGAATAAAATAATCTTTCATCAACATTGTATTTAATAATATTCCCTACGAGATTATCTAAGTCTGTTATTTCATCTAGGTCTGGGAATATTTCTTTATTTATTTTATTTTCCAACATTGTATCGCTGGCTTTAAAAATAGTTTGAAACACTGATAATTTGCTCCCCAATTGTTTATTTAAATAATGATCTTTACCTTCATAGTAACCAAATGATTTAGTAGCTTCATCATAATCACATATATATTTTCCATTTTCTCTGATATATCTTACATCAACATTATCATCGGCATTTTCCAAACGATAATAAATGAATATATCCTTATTATCTTTTTTTGCTGCTACGACATAGATGTCAGGTTGAATAACATATTTAAAAGATGCTTTGAATTGTTTAGAATCTAATTCATTTAATCTTTCCGAAGTAATCCCTGGAAAATGTGCATTTTCTGCTGAAACTTTATCTGAGAATCGTAAGCATTTTTCATTCAGTTGAATATCATCCCGTGTATTTTGAATACAATCAACTGATGATTCTTTGATGATATCTGTAATCTTTAGACTAATTTTATTTTTCTTCTCCATCGTATCAAATAAGAGTTGATCTGATGTTCTTCCATGTGTTTCTTTTTTCATCGATAAAATCTTTTGAATTGTTTTATAAGCTTGTTGATGTTCATTCACTAAACGTGCTTTGATGTCTGAACCATCTTCAATACCTTTTACTTCTTCCCAATCTAATTCTTTTAATGATTTGAATATTTCTTCAACTGTATCACCTTCTGGTAGGAACGATAGATATAAATATTGTTCAACATTTCTTTTATCTTCAGGTAGTAATGGTGGTAATAATTTTCCATCTTTATCTTTATCGGTGCCAATATGGGATTTCATACGAATCGCGCGACCAAACACCTGATCAATACGGATAAAATTCCAAAATGGTTCCATAATATGAGCTTGCCGTACACCTGTTAATGAAATACCCTCCGCACCTGAACTAGAAATAAGCATTAGTTGGATAAATTCACCATGAATATTATCTCTATGATTATATGATTCTTTATTAATACGTTTCTCATCTTTACTTTGATGACCCGTGATAAACGTATATCTTTTCTTTTTTAGATTTTTTTCAATTAATTCATTTATATTTTGTTTTTCTGGATCATATTTTTCATATCCGTTTGCAATTAAAATTTTCTCAAAAATACCTGAACCAGCATCTTGCACAAAATCACTATAATATAAAATCTTACCAGTGGGGGAATCACCTTCGATAAATTTTTGGATATTTGTTAAAATATGATAAAACTTAGGAGAGTATAATGCCAAGTTTTTATCATATGATAAATTTCCATCCTGTAACATTGTATCATATGCTTTATGCTTCATTTCGGGTGGAGACCCTTGTTTCCTAAATGAGTCATCATCATAAACAATATTACAATTCTGTCTTGTTCGTATCCGGTAATGCCATTTCCCATCATCATACATATTATTTCTAAGATCTTTTTGTTTTTCACCTGTATAGACCTCATGATATTTAATCCACTGAATAGATGACATATAGCACGGGACGATGTTAATGTTTTTTGCGATATGATAGTCCTTATAGATTGGAAGGACTTTCGCTTCAACTATTTCAGGCATATTAACGATAGATGAACGATCTATCGGATAATAAGATGTTAATCCCATCAACATCCTTCTTAGGAGAACTTTCTTTTTAGGATAAATATCAAACGAATCATCAAAGAAATACTGCATGAATGTTTCATTATTTGTTAAATCAATGATTGAGTTATCTTCATAAATATCAAACAATTTTTGTTTACGATTGAAGATTAAATTCAATTCTTCATCAAATATTTTAGGTTTCCCTAGTTGAATATCCTTGATCTCTTTTTCTGATAAATCATCAATTTGTTTTTTGGTTGGGGTAATCGTTTTAAATGTTTCTAATCCTTCATAGATTTCATCCATAAATTCCTTAAAGGTATGGTTATTATATTTGATTGTCTTAATAACCCCGTCTTCATCCATAATAGATTCAAAATTAGTCTTGTTTTTAATAAATGATACAAGTGTTTTCCCACCTCTTTTTGAAACGTGTAGTTGCTCAATTGAAGAATTAGTTTGATAGAATTTTTCTCTTAACTCTGTTTGTATTTCTTCTTCAGGTCTATCTGTTTTTATGGAAAATTCATAGATACTAATACTTCCTCTTAACATATTATATAGAATCGCTATCTCTGCAGGACGATTAATAACAGGTGTTCCAGATAAAAATATAATCTTAACATCTTCAGCATTTACGATCCAATTATAAAAAACTGTTGCTGGACCACTTTCATTGATTATTTCTCTAACAAAATTATGAACTTCGTCAATAATGATAACCTCTCCATGAAATGGTGAATATGTCGAGTATTTTTCTATATTATCTTTATATTTTTCAGTTAGTCTTTTCACTAGTTTCTGATTTTTTGTTTTATATTCTTTCTGTTCTTCATCAAATTCTTGAACATTAAATTCCTTAAATTCCGAACTACTCACTGCAGGAAAAGGATTGTAATGGATAAAATTATACTTTGATTCAACTAAAAAATTTATTTCTTCATCAATAAATAATTTTTGAATGGGTGTTAGAGGTTCACACATTCCATTAAATTCCTCTCCTTCTTTTAGAATAGGATTACCTGATGTTGTATAAATCACACGGTGCTCTTTAAAATCACTCTGTAGGAAAATTCCTTTAATAGATTCTAATTCTTTCATTAAATTCCCGACTTTTTCAGTATAATCCGAAGAGTCTTGTAGATTTGCTTTTAATTTATTTTTAGTTTTGGTAAATAATGATTTAATTAAGGGGACATCAATACCATATGTTTTTGATAATTTTCTCCTTAATTGTAAATCATCTTCTATTTCTTTCAGTGTAAATAATACCCAATTATTTTCATCAACCTTGAATAGAGAATCACCCCATCTCTTAACTTCTTTAATATATTCAGTCTCTAGAGATGCGGGTAACATTGTATAAATAGGCATTGACTTTGATAATCCTTCTGCTGTGATAACAGATGTTGCTGATTTCCCAGTTCCTAATCCATGATAAACTAATAATCCTCTGAAAGGCGTTTCTATTGCTAAGTATTGTTTTATGAAATATTGATAAATATTTAGTTCATCGCTTTCCAATGATTCAACCTGTTCTTTATAAAAAATATTATTTACCCAATCAACAAATGCTTTTCTTTGAGGTAGAACCGCTTTGATATCTTTTAAAGATTCTATTTCCTCAAATTCTTCCTCTTTACTTCTTTTTAATTTAGGGGTATTCCAACCATTGTTTTCAGGCAACTCGGATTCCTCAGTTAAAGGATTTTCACCGAATTTATTTCCTAATTTTTCACATAATTCTAACCAAGGTTTCGTTGGAATCCTTGTTCCATCTGGCGACCCTTTAGGCCTTCTCCTATTAACAATTCCTTTAACGTCTTCTTTCGTTTTTTCAGGATCATATTTCCCATAAAATCTTGTTAAAATCTCAACTTGTTCTTCAAAGGAATATTTTTCTTCTTTTTCTTCTTTTTCTTCTTTTTCTTCTTTTTCTTCTTCTTTTTCTTCTTCTTTTTCTTCTTCTTTTTCTTCTTCTTTTTCTTCTTCTTCTTCTTCTTTTTCTTGTTCAGAAGGATAATCCTCTGGGAAAGCTTCTTTTAATTTAATTTCTTTCTCTTCTTCTCCCCAATCGGGATAGACCCATTTTTTCTTCACATATTTATCTGGTTTTTTTTCTTTTAAAGTGAGTATTGTCAAAAATGTTTTTAAAATACCTCTATCAACTTCTTTAATATCCTCACCTTTGTATTTTTTTTTTTTAAGATCTTTTAGAATATTTTTATCTAAATAAATTACATCTCCTTTAAAATACTTTAAAAGGACAACATACTGATCATCACTAAATTCAAAATTAGACATAACTATAATATTAGTAATAATATTATTTTATTATTCAGTTATAACATTAAAATGGATAAGAGCATTCTTTGATGCTTGTTTTTCACATTCTTTCTTATCTTGATTGGTACACACCCCTATAATTTCATTATTAATCTTAATTTCTGTAGAATATATTGGCTCATTAAATGTAGTTGTAAATTCAGGTTTCTTTCCAAATGATTTATCACAATACCTTATAATTTGTCCCTTATAATTATTATCTTTCACTAAGATATCTGTAAAATCCACATATCTTTCAATAACTTTAATAATAAAATCATTTGCAACATAATAGTCATTGTCCAGGAATACCGCTGCAATAAATGATTCAAAAACATTCTTTAAAATCTTAAAACTATTACGACCGTCACACGATTTTTCAACATGGTCTGAAATAATTAAGAATTTCTGAAATTTTAAATCTTTAGATAATTGAAAACACATATCCCCGCAAACAAGTCGGGTTTTTAAATCTGATAAAAATCCCTCTGATTCACCATGGACTATCCCAAATCGTTGGTAAATATAGGAACATATTGAACTTTCTAGAATTGCGTCTCCAAGAAATTCCATTACTTCATAAGATTTATCCTGAAGATCTAAATAATGATTATCATTATCATAATCACGGTATGATGACAACTTAGTATAAGAATTATGGACAAAAGATGTTTGATATAGACTTATATCATTAATTTTAAAATCATTCATATTAAGAGATTTCATAATATGGGTGACATCGGAAGATTGGATTAAAATATTATTAGGATTATAAGGGTTTGCTTTAAACTTTCCTTTCGTAGATTTATCCATTAATTTATTAATAAATGTTATTATTATTTTAAATAATATCAAATTTATGCCAATGGTGCGGCAGGCATCGAACCATTGCCATCATGACCATTTAATGCGCCTCCTTGAGGACGAGCGTTGCATACAGTTTCATCATCTAGTGATAATCTTGAAAGATCGGGGGCAATAGTTGAGTTCATCCAGGGACTTACTTTGACTTGAGGATTCTGGGGTTCCGCGCGGAGATTTAAGTTGGCGTTTCTTAAACTTTGACCAATTGTGTTCACACCAACATGAAATCCAGCATCTAAAAAGTTTACACCTTTAAGGATACCTTCTCCAACTGGGTAAGTGTTATTGAAATCTTGAATTTGTTTGGATTCACCAGAAGGTAAAAGGTCGCCCGGACCTAATGTATTCTGTGGGTAGCATGAGGTTGGTGCGGTGGTAATACCAGAAACAGGCATATTCATTTCATTTCCTAATTCTTCA